GAAGACGATCTAACAGGTCGTCTGCTAAAAGCATCAGACCAACCCAAATCAGACAGATGGCGTACAATATCATTCCCAGCAATCCTACCGTCCAACAAACCAGTTTGGCCAGAGTATTGGTCACTAGAGGAATTAGAAACGGTAAAAGCTTCTTTGACAGTGAGGAACTGGTCTGCACAATATATGCAAGAGCCAACCTCAGAGGAGGGAGCACTTTTAAAAAGAGAATGGTGGTTACCTTATCCATATAAAAATTTACCATATTGTAATCATATTATCCAGAGTTATGATACAGCATTTTCAAAAAAAGAAACAGCCGATTATTCAGCTATTACGACTTGGGGTATATTTACTCCAGAAGATGGTGAAGCAGATGCTCTTATACTAATAGATGCTATTAAAGGTAAATGGGATTTTCCAGAATTAAAAGCTGTAGCACTAGACCAGTATAAGTATTGGGAACCAGAAACTGTTATTATTGAAGGTAAAGCTAGTGGTCAATCATTAATTCAAGAGTTGCGTAGGATGGGGATACCTGTTATAGATTTCACTCCAGGACGAGGACAAGACAAACATTCACGGGTCAACGCTGTATCACCCATATTCGAAAGTGGTCAAGTGTGGTACCCAGAAGGAGAAGATTGGGCAGAAGAAGTGATTGAAGAGTGTGCAGCATTTCCTCACGGATCACACGATGATTATGTTGATAGTACTACCCAAGCTATGATAAGATACCGTCAGGGTTATTTTATTTCAATTTCTTCTGACGAGAAGTATGACCAGAAACAAAAGGATCCTAAATATATATATTATTAATTAAAGGAGAAGACCATGGGAAAACTAAGTGATAGATTAAAGAAGGCGGCCAAGATAGCAGTTGCAGGAGTTGCAGCATATCAAGGCGCAAAAATGTTAGGTGCAGGAAAATTAAAACCAACAGGAGCACCAGCAGGAGCTAAGACACCATCATCGTCAAAAATGCTTGGCAAAATGAAAGTAAGAAACATAACAGGTGCAGGTGGAAAAACAATGACCGGTGGTCAACTTAAAATGACTGTTGATAAAGATGCTTTACCAAGAGAGATTAAAGAAAAAGCAGATAAGTTAAAAGCTGCAAATGTGAAAATGAAAAAAGCTGTTATCAAAAGAAAAAAAGCAGGAAAACTTTCACCACTTATGCCTAAAACTAAAAGCCAAGCTGACGCTATGTCTAATAACTTTGGTTTTGGTTTAGGAGCAAAAAAAGGTAAGATGATGAAAGCTAACACTGGCAGAATGAATCTTCTAGAACAAGTTGGAAGATTGGATGCTATGAAAAAACCAGACAAAAATATTAGAGCTGAAAAAAGAAGAGTAGTATCTGAACTTAATAGCGGTGCTAAAAAAGGTAAGATGATGAAATACAGTTCAGGCGGTATGACTGATGTCACTACTAGAGGTCAAGGTGTTATATTAGCAGGAAAGAAAACAAAAACTTATATTTGTTAAATGGCTGAAATAGAAAAAGATATAAATCTACTGGAGGAAACTCCAGTAGGTTCAGAAGACATTAATGAAGAAGTTGATGTTGAGATAGAAGGAGACGGTGAAGAAACAGTTTCTGTAGATGAAACTATATCTGAAGTAGAGGAACACTATAAAAATATTGCAGAGGACATGGATGAACGTGACCTTAAAAGAATGGCCTCTTCATTAGTAGCCGAATATAAAAAAGATGTTATTTCAAGAAAAGACTGGTCAGATAGTTATACTAGAGGTTTAGACTTATTAGGTTTTAAATACGTAGATATGACAAGACCATTTAAAGGCTCGGCAAGCGTGCATCATCCATTACTTGCAGAAGCCGTTACACAATTTCAAGCACAAGCTTACAAAGAATTATTACCTTCAGATGGACCAGTAAGAGTTAGAGTTATGGGAACTGAAGACCCACAAAAAATGAACCAAGCTACACGGGTCCAGGATTTCATGAACTACATGTTAATGGAAAAGATGGAAGAATATACTCCAGACTTTGATCAACTATTATTTTATTTACCTTTAGCAGGATCTGCATTTAAAAAAGTTTATTATGATGAGATTATGCAAAGAGCAGTATCAAAATTTGTACCAGCAGAAGATATTGTAGTTCCATACTACGCAACAGATTTACAAGACTGTGAAAGAATTACTCATGTTATTAGAATGGGTGAGAATGATTTATTAAAAAAAATGGAAGCTGGTTTTTACAGAGATGTAGAGATTAAACCTTCTCAACCAGAAGAATCACAAATACAAAAAGAATATCAAAAAATAGAAGGAGTTACTCCTACAGGTCAAGATAGATATGATCACACTGTTTTAGAAATGCATGTTGATTTAAACTTAGAAGAGTTTGAAGTAGAGAATGCTGATAAGGCGGTTAAGATTCCATACATTGTAACAATAGATGAAGGTAGTAATGAAGTATTATCTATCTATAGAAACTATAAACCTGATGATGATTTAAAAGTTAGAAAGAATTATTTTGTTCACTTTAAATTTTTACCCGGTTTAGGTTTTTATGGCTTTGGTTTAATTCATATGATTGGTGGTTTAACTAGAACTGCTACTCAAGCATTAAGACAGTTATTGGATGCAGGTACTTTAAGTAATTTACCAGCAGGTTTCAAGAGCCGTGGTATTAGAATCAGGGATGATGATCAACCTTTCCAACCTGGTGAGTTCAGAGATGTAGATGCACCTGGCGGAAATATAAAAGACCAGTTTCAAATGTTACCTTTTAAAGAACCAAGTGCCACGCTTTTCCAGCTACTAGGCTTCGTTGTGGGTGCAGGACAAAAGTTTGCAGCAATCACGGATATGGCAGTTGGTTTAGATGAGCAAAACAGATCAGTAGGTTCGACTATTGCAATCCTGGAACGTGGCTCACGGGTCATGACAGCTATTCACAAAAGATGTTACTACGCAATGAGACAAGAATTTAGAATGCTAGGTAAAATTTTTGGAGAATACTTACCTCCTATTTATCCTTACTCAGTTTATGGTGCAGACCAAGCAGTTAAACAAACAGACTTTGATGATAGAGTAGATGTTATCCCAGTTGCAGATCCTAATGTTTTCTCTATGTCACAAAGAGTAACGTTAGCAAATGAGAATTTAAAAATTGCACAATCTAATCCACAACTTCACAACTTAAGAGAAGCTTACAGAAGAGTTTATGAAGCATTGGGAACTAAAGATATAGATCAAGTATTACGTCCAGAAGTACAACCAATACCTAAAGATCCGGCAATCGAGAACCTTGAAGCACTACAAATGCAAATGCCTAAAGCGTTTCCTACACAAGATCATAAAGCTCATATCCAAGCTCATAGAGCGTTCATGGCAACAAGAATGGTACAGATTAATCCAATGGTGATGGCTTTATTACAAGGACATATCTCGGAACACGTTTCAATGTTAGCTCAAGGGGAAGTAGGAGCAATGCTTCAAGAAGATCCTATGATGCAACAAGAATTACAAGCAGATCCTCAAGCAGCACAAATTAAAGTTGAGGCTCTAATTGCACAACAAATTGCTAAGATTACAACAGAACTTGCACAAGAAGAAGCAGGGGGCCAAAAACAAGACCCACTAGTTGCTTTAAAACAAAGAGAACTAGACTTAAAAGCGATGGAGTTACAGAGAAGAAGTGAAAGTGATATGATGACTAATGAACTTCAACAAGAAACTCTTGATGAAAGAATGGATCTTGAGAAGATGAGACTAGAAGATAATGAAGATCAAGCAGCGGAAAGAATTAGAATTGCTGAAACTAAACTAGCTCAGAATAGAATGATTGCACAAGAAAGATTAAGAGTTCAAAAAATGAGAGATAAAAATAAAAACTAATGCCTTTTAAATCAGCTAAACAAAGAAGATACCTATACGCTGAAAAGCCTGAAGTTGCAAAAAAGTTTGCAATGGATTCAGCTAAAAAAGGTAAGCTGGCTAAATTAAAAAAAGGAGACTCTGTAGATACAGGAGATTTTGGTTCAGAAGCAGCTAATGATGCAAGTTTATCTGCTGGAAATCAAAGTGTTGGTTATGGTGGAAGCGATGGAGATCCAAGAACTGGGGGTGGAGTTACCACAGGACCAGCAACAGTAACAGTTAACCCAGGGCCTAGACAAATTCCAACAATAGGACCTTTAAGTTGGGGTATTAATAAGGTATTAAAATCTTCGTGGCAATCAAAAAATGAAAAAACAGCAAGAGAGGAAGATCTTCTTGGTGGAGAGATGCAAACAACAGGAAATGTAGCAACAGGCCCTGCCGGTGGTGGCGGTGAAGGGGGTGGACAAAAAAACAAAAAATGTCCAGATGGAAGTAATCCACCCTGTAAAACTACAGCTAAAAAAACTACCAAATCAAAACCTGTAGTAAAACCAGTACAACAATTTGATAATTTTAAAGCTTATAAAAAAGGTAAAATGATTAGTACACAGAATAAAGTAAATGGTGTTGTTACAGCTTTAAAAAAAGCTTCTAAATTACATGCAGGTCAAGCTAAAACATTATCAAAATTAAAATTAAATAAAGGCGGTGGAGTACCTTATGGACCACCACCACTAAGAGGACCTAACCCACAAGTACCTCCAGTAAAATTCTCCAGAGGTGGAGGAGCAGCACTTAGAGGACTTAAATTTACAGGAGTTAAGTAATGTGGTTTCAAGCAATCAAACTTGCAGTATCTGCAGGATCAAAAATTTACGCTAACAAACAGAAAACAAAAATAGCTATGTCTGATGCACAGCTTATGCATGCATCTAGAATGGCTGAAGGCAAGGAAGCTTACCAAGGAAAATTGTTAGAAGCACGTCAATCAGATTGGAAGGACGAGGCCGTTCTTATTGTGCTCTCGGCCCCTATAGCAATTTTGGCCTGGGCAGTCGTAAGTGATGATCCAACTGCAATGGACAAGGTAAAACTGTTCTTTGAGATGTTTTCAGAGCTTCCTAAATGGTTCACTAATTTATGGATTCTTGTCGTGGCGAGTATTTATGGTATTAAGGGAACACAAATATTTAAGGGTGGTAAAAAATGAACCTAGCTAGAGATTTAGAAAAGCAAATTAGAGAAAAAAGATTAAAGGATTCTGCTATTGCTCAACTTAGAAAAAGAAGTAAAGATTCTATTGCAAGACCTAGAGCAGAAAAAAATATGTTATCAAAAAATCCAGATATGCAAAAAATATAATGTTTAAAAAATTAATAGATAAAATCTTTGGAAAAAGATGTAAGTGTAAAACAGTTACTCCTGAACCTGATTATTCTAAAATGAATAAAGGAGACCTTAAAAAGCTTGTGAATAAAGGTCAAATAAAATCTATTTACAAACCCTATAATTAGTTGTAAAAATTCCTTATGATTGAAGGGGATAGCGTAGAATACGAACTACTAACAAAGTGGGCAAAGGATTTTAATTGCCAAGGTTATAAATCTTGTGAGATAGGTGTTAGACAAGGACTTGGTTCAGCAATAATATTAAATAGTGTTAGAAATAATTACATACATGTTGGTGTAGATCCTTATGCAAATTTAGAGTACCAACATTACGATACTACTAAGCCTGCAGCATATGATTATACAGATCAGATGAGAGATACTTTATTAAACGATTTATATAAGTACAGAAATCAAGGACAATTTACCTTAGCTAATATGACTGATATAGATTTTATGAATCATCCAGATCATAAAAATTCAAAATATGCTTTTGTTCATTTTGATGGTCCCCATATGACTAAAGATGTAGTTAGAGAAGCGCTCTGGTTTGCAGATAGAGCTGCACCTCATACTCGTTTTGTTTTTGATGATTACCCTACATTTGATATGCCTTTAATTACTCAGATGCTAAATTATTTTGGTTTTAAAATTATAGATAAGGGAGAACATAAAATTTGTTTATCTAACAAAGATGAAAATATATAAAATATGATTGACCCATTTTCATTTGATACCTTTAAAAATTTAATTAAAAAAGAAATAGATGTGACAAAAGAACATCTCTGCTATGGGGTTGATTCCATGGATAAACTCATGTATGCTCGAGGCAGACTCAGCGCTTTAGAAACGCTGCTTCAGGATATTAAAAACCTGCAAAAGGAGAATAATGATGGCGACACTGATTAAACCTACGGCTGACTACGAGGAAGCTAAAGATAAAAATCAAGTACCTACAGATCCCAAAGGCATCAAAGAATATCTTGAAATCATACCAAAACCAGTAGGATACCGAATGTTAGTCAGACCATGGTCTGGACATAAAAAAACAAAAGGTGGACTTTTATTAACCGAAGATACAGCCGATAAAATACAGATGACAACTGTTGTTGCACTTGTAGTTAAGATGGGTGATCTTTGTTATAAGGATGAAAGTAAATTTCCTGGTGGACCTTGGTGTAAGGAAGGCGAATTTATCATTTATGGTAGATATGCCGGCTCACGATTTCAAACTAAATTCGGTGAACACCGAATACTCAATGATGACGAGATAATAGGAACAGTCAAAAAGCCAGAAGATATTCTCCAATTATTTTAGGAGGATAAAATGGCAGAAGTAAAAGACTATAGTGCAGAAGCACTAATGAAAAAAGAAAGTGATGTTCCTTTAGATATTGATGATTCTAATGAAACAGTAATAGAGTTAGACCAACCAGAAAAAAAAGAAGAATTACCCAATCTTGATAGAGGGGAAGTTGATTTAGGTGGGACAGCCCATACTAAAGAACCTGAAAAAAAAGAAGAACTTCAAATAGAAGAGACAGGAGAAGAAACTAAACTTGTTAAAGAAGAAGTTAAACTTGTTAAAGAAGAAGAAAAACTTGTTAAAGAAGAAGACAATTTAGTTAAACATTCTGATAACTATCAAAAAAGAATTGATAAACTTACTAGAAAATACAGAGAAGCTGAAAGAAGAGAAAAAGCTGCTTTAGATTTTGCTAAGGGTTTACAAAAAAAGTACGACACTACTGTCAGAAAAGCTGATACTTCAGAGGATCAACACTTAAAAGAGTTTGATGCTAGAGTGGATGCTCAAAGAGAACAGGTCAAGAATGTACTTCGTGATGCTATTGAAAAGCAAGATACTGATAAAATCATGGAGGCAAACGATAGACTAACTCAATTAGCTGTAGAAAAAGAAAAAGCTAGATTAGAGATGGGAAATCGTGAAGAGCAGAAGAAGATAAGAGAAGAAGAAGTTAAATCAACAACAAACGTTGAAGCAAACAATCTAGAGACTCAACCTACCCAACAACCAATTACACCTAAAGCTAAGAAATGGGCTGAAGAAAATACTTGGTTTGGGGATGACGACGTCATGACTAATGCTGCAATCACTATTCATAATAATTTAGCTCAAGAGGGGCTTGAACTGGACAGTGATGAGTATTATACTGAAGTAAATACAAGACTACGGAAATATTTTCCAAGTAGTTTTGGTGCTAATGACGAGCCTGAAAAGGAGAAACCGAAACCCGTCCAAACGGTTGCTTCGGCTGGTCGTAAGCAACAGGGACGCAAAACTGTGAAACTCTCGCAATCACAGGTAGCTATTGCTAAAAGATTAGGCGTGCCACTAGAGGAATATGCTAGATACGTGAAGGAGGATAATTAATTATGACAAAAATAGACAAAACTTCACGCAGTTCAGAGGATAGAAGCAAAAAAGAAGCTCCTAAATCTTGGACTCCATCATCCAGTTTGGATGCCCCAGATGCACCACATGGTTTTTCTCATCGTTGGATAAGAACTACCATTCAAGGTTTTGATGATGCAACAAATGTATCAAGAAAACTTAGAGAGGGTTGGGAATTTGTAACTGCTGCCACACTAATAAGTGAAATAGGCGACAGTCACGGATATCCGGTTCTTGAAGAAGGCAAACATAGGGGGTTAATCGGGATTGGGGGCCTTGTGCTGGCAAGGATACCGACAGAGATACTTGAACAACGTGCAGCCTATTTTAAAAGGCTAACAGACGACAGAATGAAAGCGGTTGATTCAGATCTTATGAAGGAACAGCACCCGGAGATGCCAATCAATATTGAGAGGCAATCCAGAGTGACCTTTGGTGGTAGAAACAAGAAGTAATCTTTTTGCAATACCTACAGTGGTCTTAAATTAACAAACGTTTAATAGGAGACAAACAACATGGCAAACGTATCAGAAAAGTTCGGTCTTAGACCTTACAGAAAACTAGACGGAACACCATTAGTTGGAGCTCAGAACAGATATAGAATAGCAGCAGGTTATGCAACTGCAATATTTCAAGGGGATTTGGTTATACCAACTGCCGCTGGAAATGTTGAAAGACATACAGCAAACACTTCTAACGCTGTTGTGGGTGTATTTAACGGATGTTTTTATAATGATCCAACAACTCAGAAACCAACTTGGAAAAACTATTATCCTGGTGGCGTAACTCCAACACAGGGCGGAATAACTGCCTTTGTTGTAGACGATCCAGATGCAGTTTTTTTAGTGGATTCTGATGGTACTTTTAGTGCTGCGGATTTATTTAAAAACTATTCAGTTACTAACGCAACTGGTGTAACACAAACAGGGAACTCTCAAGTTCAGCTAGACTATTCAGAGTCAGGAACGCAGGTTACTTACGTAATTCAAGCAATTGATATTTCGCAAGATCCATCCAACAGCACTGAATCAGCAGCTAACGGGAATATTCTTGTTAGAATAAACAATCACTTCTACAGACAGGCAACAGTCGGTCTGGCGTAGGTCAACACATAAGGAAATAAACTATGGCTATATCACGAGCACAACTAGTTAAAGAACTAGAGCCAGGTCTAAATGCTTTATTTGGCCTGGAATACAACAGATATGAAAATCAAGATAAAGAGATTTTCATGACTGAAACATCTGACAGAGCTTTCGAAGAAGAAGTAATGTTAAGCGGTTTCGCTTCTGCACCCACTAAACAAGAGGGCGCTGGAGTTGTATTTGACGATGCACAAGAAACATTTACTGCACGTTATACACACGAAACAATTGCTTTAGCATTTGCTATCACGGAAGAAGCAATCGAAGATAACCTATACGACAGATTAGCTGCAAGATACACAAGAGCTCTTGCAAGATCTATGTCGAATACGAAGCAAGTAAAAGCAGCGCAGGTACTAAACCAAGCTCAATTTACTGCAGTAACAGGTGGAGACGGAGTATCATTAGTTAATAATGCTCACCCACTAGCTACTGGCGGTACATTTAGTAACACATTGGCTGTACCAGCTGACTTGAACGAAACTTCACTAGAGCAATCGTTAATCGACATCGCAGGATTTGTTGATGAAAGAGGTTTAAGAATCGCTCTTCAGGGAATGAAAATGATAATTCCAAAAGAATTACAATTCACAGCTGAAAGATTGATGAAATCTCCTAATAGAACAAGTACTGCTGATAACGATATCAATGCTATCTATCAAATGGGAATGGTACCTCAAGGTTACAGAGTGAATAACTTTTTAACTGACACAGATTCATTCTTTCTTTTGACTGATGTACCTAATGGACTTAAACACTTCGTTAGAGCACCATTGAAAACTGCTATGGAAGGTGACTTCGATACTGGAAACGTTAGATTTAAAGCTAGAGAAAGATACAGCTACGGCTGGTCTGACCCTAGAGCTATATTTGGTAACGGAAATTTACCGACTAGCTAATACTTTATAACAGTATTAATATTTAAAGGGGGCTTTCGAGCCCCCTTTTTTTTGTGTATACTATAATTATCTAGAAAATATAATTATGTGGACTGACTAGACAGACGGTATAGAGACCACATAGTTCAAACACTATATAAAGGAAAAAATATTATGGCAAACACTACATTCGATGGACCGGTAAGATCAAGAAACGGTTTTCAATCAATAGGACCAGGTGCGGTAGACGCAAACACTTTAGCAACTGTCATGACAGTAGCTAATAATGCTGGAAGAATAATGCTTATGGATCCAGCAGCTACACCAACTGCTATTACAATTCCTGCAATTGTTTCAACAGCAGATGGAGCAAACTCAGGACCAGGAAGAGATCCAAATAATACGAGCACAATTGGAACTACTTTTGAAATTCTTTTTACAGATGATTTCACTGGTACAATTAAAACAGCAAGCACTAATGATACATTTGTTGGTATGATTACTGCGGGTATTGATGCTTCTACAGCAGCGAAACAATGGGTTCCTGCAGCAGCAAACAATGAAATTAATTTAAATGGTGAAGCTGGAGCAGCTGTTGCTACAACAGGTGGTTTAAAAGGAACTTATCTTAAGTTTACTGCAGTTGCAGCAAACTTGTATTTTGTACAAGGTTTGACTAATGCAACAGGTACACTTGCTACTCCTTTTGATACTCAATAATAAATAATTAAAGGGCTCCTTCGGGAGCCTTTTACTAAGGAATTAAAATGAGTTTTAAGTCTGATATACAAGCAACCAATGTATCCCTTTCAATGACTGGAAGAAATACTGATGGTGACTTAGCAACAACGTTAGATGGAGCTTTAACAGCTGCGTCTACCTCTGTTGTCGTAGATGATATAACGGGTTTTCCTACTACAGCTGACGGAGGTGGGGTTCTTGAAATAGGAACTGAACTAATAAAATATACTACTTTAACAGCAGGTACTAAAACTTTTTCAGGTTTAACAAGAAATTATAATTTACAAACTAATGATGCTGGTTTAATTCATAATGATGGAGTAGCTGTAGAAGGTTATAATATTGTAGTTGGAGGAACCACTTTAGGAACACCACTAAGATTAAAAGCTCTTTCTGTTGCTTCTTCTGGAGCAGCAACTGGAGAACTTGTTTTAGTAACTGGGAGTACATATACTGCACTTAGTCTTGATATTCCTAGTGGATCTATATTTACTTTAAATATTCCAGGATCAGGTATTCTTTGCCCTAGAGGAATTTTAATTCAGACAGCTCTTAACTTAACTGGAATCACAGCATTCACAGATAAATTTAGTGGACCAAATTTAACAACAACAAACGGATAATATTATGGTAGATGTACAAGCAACAACAGGAGCAGCAACAGGTTCAGTTATAACTGCAGCTATTAGATTAAGAGGTATTTCAATAGGTGCTACAGGAACTGCTGGAGTTTTAACCTTAACTAATGGAAATGGCGGTGCTACTTTATTAAGTGTTAATGTACCAGCAAACGATATTTACACTTTAAATATTCCAGAAGATGGTATTTTATTTCCAGCCGGTATTCATTGTTCTGCTTTTACAAATTTAATAGGCTTTACAGTATTTACAGATGCATATAGTGCTCCTGGTTTAACCACTACAAATGGATGATTATACTCTTGAATTATTAGGGTTTAAAAAAGGTGGTATGCCACGTAGAAATAAAAGTAATTTTAGATCTACAAAGAGTGGTGCAGGGATGACAGAAAAAGGTGTCATGGCCTATAGAAAAAAGAATCCTGGATCTAAATTAAAAACAGCGGTAACAGGTACAGTTAAAAAAGGTTCTAAAGATGCTAAAAGACGTAAGTCTTTTTGTGCGAGAAGTGCTGGACAAATGAAAATGTTCCCAAAAGCTGCTAAAGACCCTAATTCTAGACTAAGGCAGGCTAGAAGAAGATGGAAATGTTAGGTATAATATAGTTCTAAAAAGGAGATAAAAATGGAAAAAATTAAATCTGAAATACAACACATAATAACTGATCATAAAAAATTAGCTATTGCTGTGGTTATTATAATTGCTGTCTTAGCAATTAGTTAATCTTAAAATAATAGATATGAACATTGCAGAGTTATTTAAAAAGAATTTTGTATTAGTTATAGCTTTTATTACATTAACAATGATCGTAGCACCGATATGATTGATAGATTTTGTTACAGATTCTTTGCGAAGATAGATGATATTTGTGAGTGGATTGCGAACCGTTTTAATAAGAAAAATAAAAAATGAAAATATCGAGCTCAACAACAGTAGGCATGCCTATTAAAAACATGGTTAGCATCATGGCAGCAGTGGCTGTGGGTGTCTATGGCTACTTTGAATTAACGGCTAGACTAACAAGCTTAGAGACTTCAAGACAATTGTTTAATGCAGACTTACTCAAGAAGAGTGAACAATTACCTACGGACCAAGAACAGTTTATGTTGATAGAAGATTTGTACAAGGCCACAGAAAAATTAGAGATCACTCAAGAACAAAATATGACTAACAAGGTTAATATACAATTCCTTAATAAGCAATTAGAAAAAGCATTAATTGATATAGAAAAATTAAAAGACAAAGTTAGAGCTAATGGTAGTGGTAGTCATGATTGAGGTAGTCGTTGCACTGTTGATGATTGTTAATGGGGAAATAAAAGAACATAGAATACAAGACTCCATGTCTACCTGTTTAAAAGCTAAACGTATTGCTATGAGATCAGGTACAAGTCGTATAGACTATCAATGTATAAAATCTAAAGCAGAAACAGAAATTTATTTAGGTGAAAAATCTATAAAAAAATTAATATTAGAATAGGAAAAAATTATGCAACTTAGTAAACATTTTACTCTTAAAGAGATGACTGCTTCCATGGTAGCTCGTAGGAAGGGTATCGACAATACACCGGGACCTGGAGAAATAAAAAGTTTAGGTGATCTTTGTTATGAGGTTCTTGAACCGCTACGTGCACACTTTGACAAACCTGTTACGATAACCAGCGGATACCGTTCAGAGGCGTTATGCGAAGCGATTGGCAGCAAAAAGACATCACAGCACGCACTAGGCCAGGCATGCGACCTAGAAATTTTTGGCGTGCCCAATATTAAGACTGCTTACTGGCTACAAAATAACGTGGATTTTGATCAATTGATTATGGAGTATTTTGATAAAGACGATCCGGCAGGGGGATGGATACATATTAGTTATCACGAATCTGGTTCAAACAGAAAACAAGTATTAACCTTTGATGGTAAAAAATATAGTGAAGGCTTACCTGATATGGAATGGAAAGATGGAAAGGTTTCAAATTAAATGGCAATAACTAGAGCACAAATACCAAAACAATTAGAGCCTGGCTTAGGTAGAGGTTGGGGTAAATGGGAAAGAGCTAAATTTAAAAAGATAGTAGAAAAAACCCATGGTAAAGTCTATAAACCCGTTAACAAAAAAGTTAAGGTATAGAATCTACCAATCAAAAGTGATATAATCCAATAAGTTATATAACAATAAAGGCTAAAAAATATGATGTTAATCATATGATAAAGCAAAGTGGCCACTAAAAAGGAAATATATGAGTTTATACGAAAATATTAACCGTAGACGTAAGCTTGGGATCTCTAGATCTAAAGCTGATTCTACTATATCTAAATCATCTTATAGTAATATGAAAAAAGGTTTTCCTAAAAAAGCTGCTACTGGTAAAATAATAAAAGCTAAAGTAGGTAAAGCAGCCAAATATTCAAAGTTAGGGTCAGAACTACCAAAAAAAACAAGTATGATGGAAAAAGCAGGAAAGGCTACTTCCACACTTTATAAAAAATTACCTGAAGAAGGATTAATAGCTAAAGCTAAAAGAGCAGCTAAAAAAATTACTTCAAAAACAAAAAATTTATTTAAAGCTGCACCTGCAGCAGGAACAGGAAAAACATTATCTAAAACAAAAGAATTAGCCAAGTATACTGGTAAAATTAAAACAGCTTCTAAATTAGCTAGAGCTTCTAAATTAGCAAGAATAGCTAGAGTTGCTACTCCAGTAGGATTAGCTGTTTTAGCAGGTGAAGCTGTACTTAAAACAATTCCACTTACTAAAGAAAGAAAAGCAAAAGTTGCAAAAATTAAAGCAAGAATAAAAAAACAAAATAAAGGTAAATCTGCAAATCAAATGGCTGATGAGCTAGCGAGTCCGAGCGGAAGATCTACAAGGGAAATTAAAAAGAAAGCTGCCGGCGGCATTATGAAATTTAATAAAGGCGGATTTGCAACAAACTATTATAAAGGATTAATATAATGGGAAAAAAGAAAAACATACCCACACATTTAAAAGATGTAGTTAAAGGTGTTTTAAAAAATACTACAGTTGGAGGTGGGGTAAATATTGGCGATGATGAATTTGCAACCGTACCTAGTGGAAGTTTATCTTTTGGAAAAGGAAATAAAAAAGCTAATATAAGCCTTTCAAAACCTTACCTTAAAAAAAGTAAACAAAATATAAATAGTACAATAGGTTTAGGATTTACAAAAGAAAATAAAAATAGTTCATTTAGTGTAAAAGGATCAAAAACAGGTAAGGCAAAAAATTTAGGAATTAGTTTTAGTAAAACATTTAATAAAGGGGGAGCAAGTATGTTAAAAGGTAATCAAGTAAAACTAGATAAAGACGGAGATGGTAAAATTTCAGGTAATGATTTTAAAATGATGAAACCAAAAAAGAAAAGCAAAGGCGGACAAATCAAACCTGTTAAAGCAGTAGCGGGTGTATTAGCTGGATTAGCTGCAGGTGTAGCACCTGGTATAATTGGTCTTGGCCTCATGGCTAACAAAAGAGCAAAGAAAAAAGCTAAAGCAACTGCTGAAGCACAAGCTGAAATGGCTTCGAATGGAAAAATACCAATTGTTTCACTGTATCAAAAAGCTACAGAACAAAAAAAAGCAAGACATGGGGGATATATGAAAAAAGCAAATAGAGGAATGATGATGGAAAAACCATCTACTAGAGGTTTTGGTGCAGCTAGAACTTCAGGTATGGGTTTAGAAAATGAATCATTACAGCCTGGAAAAATTTACGATAAAGTTAAAGCCAAAAAAGGTAAAATGGCTAAGGCTATGGATGGTGAATTTATTACTGTTTCAGAATATAGCGAAGATTTAATTTAACAAGGTGTATCTATGGCTACATCAGGAACTACATCTTTTAACTTAACTATTGATGATGTTATCTCAGAAGCGTATGAGAGAATTGGTATTCAATCTAATAGTGGACATGATTTAAAATCTGCTAGAAGAAGTTTAAATATTTTATTTTCTGAATGGGGTAATAGAGGTGTTCATCTTTGGAAAGTAGAATTAAATGAAGTTGCATTAGTTGCCGGTACACCAACATATTCTGTACCTTCAAACGTTTCAGATGTTTTAGAAGCTTATATTTCTACAACACCCACAGCACAAAATAATACAAATACTCAAGATGTAACTTTAACTAAAGTTGATAGATCAGCTTATCAAGCTATTCCTAATAAATATCAAACAGGTCAGCCTTCACAATATTTTGTAGATAGACAAATAACACCCACTATTAGTTTATATTTAACTCCAGATGCTTCTACTTATACAACATTAAAATATTATTCTATTAATAGAATCGAGGATGCGGGGTCCTATACAGATGATCCTAATTTACCTTTTAGATTCTTACCCTGCATGGCTTCAGGTCTTGCATATTTCTTATCTCAAAAAAGAGCTCCAGCAAGAACAGAAATGTTAAATAGAATTTACGAAGATGAAATGGTTAGAGCATTAAGAGAAGATGGCTCTAGAACTTCAGTTTATATTTCACCACAAACTTATTATGGAGATGGTGTATAATGTCTTGGGCAAGAGGTAGAAGATCATTAGCAATTTCTGATAGATCGGGTATGGCATTTCCGTATACTGAAATGGTTAAGGAATGGAATGGCTCATTAGTACATATTACAGAATATGAACCTAAGTCTCCTCAGATTGATCCACCTTACCATAAAGCAGATGCGGTTGCTTTACAAAATCCTAGATCACAAAGATTTCAACAACCTAAACAAATAGGTGCAGTTTCAGCTAATTCTGGTGGAACTATGGTAGGCGTAGCTAATTTAACTTTACCTGGTAATTTTGCTTTTAATACTAGAAACTCTATTGATACTAGAGATAATTATGCAACTAATATTTCTAATATTGGAATAGGAATGGTACCCACAAATCCTTCATTACAGAATAGAAGAAGACAATTACTTCCTCAAGTAGGAGTAGTAGAGGTGGTTATTTCATAATGGCTATTGCACACTCAACTTTTTTAACACAAGTAAGAAATTACACAGAAGTAGATAATAATGTTTTAACAGATTCTATTATTCAAGAATTTATTAGAATTGTAGAATTAAATGTTGCAGGTACGGTTGATTATGATGACTTAAGAAAATATGATCAATCTACATTTACAAGTGGTAATAGAGCTTTAAGTTTACCTGCAGATTGTATGATTGTACGATCCCTACAAACTTTAATTACTGCCACTGTAGGTTCGACTACAACAACCACAAGAACTTTTTTAGAAAAAAGAGATACTAGTTTTATTTCAGAATATAATCCAACTAACACTACAGGAGCTCCAATTTATTGGGCTGCTTGGGATGAGTTTAACGTAATTGTTGCCCCAACTCCAGCAGCAGCTTATGTAGTACAATTAAATTTTATCAAAACACCACCTAATTTTACATCTACAAATACTACTTACTTATCTAAATATCAAGAAGGAATGCTTTTACACGGAGTATTAGCAGAATGCTTCAGATATTTAAAAGGGCCTCAAGATATGTTACAGTTATACGAAAGTAAGTATAAAGAAGAACTACAGAATTTTGCCCTACAACAAATGGGTAGAAGAAGAAGAGGTGAATACGATGACGGAGTACCAAGAATAGTAATCCCATCACCTTCACCGAATCAAACAGGAAGCTAATATTAATAAGAAAAAGGAGAAATTATTATGGCAATAACAACAAACGCAATATGTAATTCATTTAAAAAAGAATTATTAGAAGGAGCACACAAGTTCCAATTTACAAGTGGAAGTACTTTTAAATTAGCATTATATAATTCTAATGCAACATTAGGTAAATCTACAACAAACTACGCAACTAATCCAGGTGGTGGAACAAATACTGAAGTAGCAAATACTGGTACTTATGTAGCTGGTGGTTTAGCTTTAGTTAAACCTAATCCAAGTGTATCAATGGCTAGTTCAACAGCTATTGTAGATTTTGATAACTTATCATTTACTTCAGTTAGTTTAACTGCAAGAGGTGCTTTAATTTACAACACGACTACATCAGGTGGTTCAGGAACTACTGACTCTGTTTGTGTATTAGATTTTGGTGCGGATAAGACAGCAACTTCTGGAACTTTTACAGTTCAATTCCCAGCGTTTACTACAAGTGCTGCGATTTTAAGAATTGCGTAACAACATAGAAAAATGAAATGGCTGATACTTGGGGTAATAGTACATGGGGACTAAACGAATGGGGCGAACAAAATAGTCTTAGCGTTAATGTAACCGGAATAGCACTTACTCCAAGTATTGGTAACGAAACAATTGTTGCGGAATTAAACGCAGGTTGGGGAAGAAACGAATGGGGAAGTATGGGATGGGGAGTTCCTTATTCCGCATTAATTAGTGGAACAGCTTTAGCTTCTTCAATTGGTACAGCTACATCAGCAGCAGAAACAATAGTTACTCTTACAGGACAATCATTAACTTCAGTTACAGGTAACGAAGCAATTGGTATTGGAATAAATGTAGATGTTACAGGTATTTCTTTATCTGCTAATATCGGAGCCGTTGCAGGAATCACTATACAAGGTACTGCAGCATCAATGGGAATAGGTCCTGTAGATATTCAAGTTGATGGAAGTATATCTATCAATGTTACCGAACACACAATACAAAGTTCAATTGGTAGCTCAACAGTAGAGATTGCAGTAGGTCCAGTTGTAACAACTGCTGGATTATTACAGACTGCAGTAGGATCTGCAATTGCAGATGCAAATACTTTAGCGGATGTAACAGGAACTTCACTAACAGGAAGTTTAGGGAATGTAGATCCGGTTTCAGTAGTAGATGTAACCGGAATATCATTAACAGCTTCTTTAGGTGGGGAGATAGTAGTTACAGATGTAACTGTTGAGGTAACAACTGCTGGATTACTACAAGGTGCTATAGGAAATGTAGATGCAGTATCTTCAGTTGAATTAGTAGGTTTATCATTAACTACATCGATAGGATCAGCAACTACAGTACAAACAGCTAATATATTTGTGACAGGTATTTCGATGAGCACAAGCGTAGGAAATGTAGCGGTAACACCGTGGTCAGAGGTTGATTTAGACGTAAATAATACTTGGGCAGAGGTTGATTTGGCTGCTTGATTAAGGTAAAATTATAATATTTAGGAGATAAAAATTTATGACATCTAGTTACTCAACAGATTTAAAACTTGAGCTTATGGTTACTGGCGCAAACGCTGGTACAT